CTGAGGCGTATTGGAAACAGCGATCCAAATGGTGGGACGGCTATTTCAAACACGAATCAGTGGTTATTGACGAATTCTATGGTTGGATACCATTCGATTTGTTGTTGCGATTGCTGGACAGATATCCGTTACTTGTTGAATCTAAAGGAGGCCAGATACAATTTGTTGCTAAAACTATTGTCATTACTTCTAACTCTTTTCCTGATAAGTGGTATAAGTCTTGTGATATATATTTGGAATCTTTATTGAGAAGAATTTCTAAATATCATTATATGCCCTCTATTGGAGTGCATGTAGAGTGCGAAACATGGGATAAATTTAAATCTTATGATAAGTAAATATATTTACTTCTTTTTTAAGTATTTGTTTGATAACGATCACGAGTATCGTTCATACCTTCAACTTTAAGCATATACTTCCGAGTTAAACCAACATCAATTTTAGTGCGAATTTGACCGGCACCGCCTCCATATGTTAACCCAGGTACACCTTTTGCGATAATAAGGATCCATCGGGTCCATCCAGGTTTGTTACAAGATAATGCTTCTTGAATAGCATTTTTAGTGATTACATGACGTCTAGCATCACGCATTTGATATGTAAAACATTGACCGGGACTTAATTGATATTTAGTTTTTCTTAATATCTTTAGTTTACCAGCTGAAAGTGCAAGTGGTAAATCCCAAGGGGTACATCCTCTTAAAGTAAGAGATACACCAGTACCCGCATTATTGATTCCTTTAGTATCAATTGATTGTTCATTAAAGTATTGAGTTATACCATTAACTTGTTCTGTTGGAGCAACAGTTTTTACTGTATTCATATAAACACCAGATGTAATTTCATAAACATCTACTTCAACATTCGCACTTGCAGCTAATCCAGCTTCTGTGTAAGAACTGTTTCGGACGGTCATATCCATTACAGCAGAATGAAATAATAATTTCGTAGTGAGATCTGTAGTCTCACCATCTATGGCTGTTGGATTCAGTATATTAAAATACGATTGAATTTGAAATAAATCGTTGTTAACAGAATTCAACGATTTAAGACTGTATAAGCTAAAATCCAAAACAACATTCGCACCAGTAGTATCTTCACCAGAAAAACTCTTGTTAAAAACAATTGTTTGCGTTCCCAAGTCCTTTTCAGCTACAAAGTGGACTTGTCTTACGAAACGCTTCCATCGGCGTTTCTTTCTATAAGGCATATTCTTTTTTGTATATATAGTACGGGCGTCGTGTTGCTGCGTCACTCCTTGTCCCGTAAGCATCTTACTTGTATTAGATGAGGAAGTTGCAGGCTTCGTACCACGGAAACGTTTATTCGAAAAACGCTCCGTCATTGGCGTGAAACGTCTACGTTTCTGAAGTGTTGACTTTCGAAAACCATATCTAGCCATTGTCTAGAAAATTATATAATGAACCCTCTTACCCCTACCTTAACTAGGGGGTTAACGGTCATCGAAGCATTGGCTCGGCTCAGCGCAGGGAGGTAATACTATACTCCCTGCGAAATCAGTGCCAGGAGGCATTTTCCAATTTGCATGACATCGCGAAATTGGCTTTTTACATTAAATAATCCTGATATTGACGAATACCCAGAATTATGGAACAGAGACCATCTAACACTAATTGTTTACCAAATGGAGAAGGGACTTTTGGGGACATTACACCTCCAAGGGTACCTAGAGATCGACAGCCCGAGACGCCTCTCGTTCGTCCAGTCCTTGAACGCCAGAGCGCATTGGGAAATACGCCGGGGAACCCGTATGCAAGCCCTTCAATATTGTACAAAGGAAGATACATCCCAAGGATTACCCCTCGGGTGGTCAATAGAAGCTCCGGAGTCATGGTACAATTGCGACAGGAACAATATACAAGATTTCTTTCAGAAGCTGCATTTGAAGACCTCAGTGACACCACAAGCTCTTCAGAAGGAGAAGAGATTGAATACTATTCAATCCCTGTTATCAAGCGGCTCCACTTCGATTGAACAGATTGCAGATGATGAATTTGATTTATGGGTACGTTACTTTCGTGCATTTGAAAAATATGTCTGCATGAAAACTAAACCCCGATCACATCCTGTAGAAGTACACGTCGTTGTCGGACCTACTGGAACGGGAAAATCAAGGTGGGCTATGGAAACATTTCCTGAGGCGTATTGGAAACAGCGATCCAAATGGTGGGACGGCTATTTCAAACACGAATCAGTGGTTATTGACGAATTCTATGGTTGGATACCATTCGATTTGTTGTTGCGATTGCTGGACAG